CTGGCGCGGGGCGCACCGCCTCCGGTCTGTCGATGCTGATGGACAACGCAGCCAAGGGCATCAAGCAGGCGATCAGCTTCATCGACAAGGTCGTCTCTGGCGTCGTTCAGCGGCTGTACACCCATAACATGATGTACAACCCCGACCCCTACATCAAAGGCGACTTCCGCATCGTCTCGAAGGGGACCATGGGTCTCATCGCCAAGGAGCAGTTGCAGATTCGTCGCAACGAGTTCCTGCAGGCCACGGCCAACCCTGTGGATCTGCAGATCGTTGGCGCAGAAGGCCGCGCTTATCTGTTGCGCGAGCTCGCCAAGGGATTGCAGATGGACACCGACAAGATCGTCCCCTCGCCGGAGATGGTCAAGTTCAAGGCGCAGCAAGTCATGGCAGCGCAGGCCGCGCAGGCCCCATCTCAGCCACCCGCTCCCACATCGCTTGATGCTGCGGGAAACCCAGCTGGCGGGGTTGACGCCAATCTAGTTCAGTAAGGAGATTCAAGTGAAGAAGGGTATGAAGAACTGCTACGCAGACGGCGGCAAGTACGAGTCGCCCAAGACCATGAAGGATGAGGTCAAGTTCATGAAGAAGGGTGGCGCTCCCAAGTCGCTCGTGAAGCACGAGATGGACGAGCACGCCAAGATGAAGAAGATGGCCAACGGCGGAAAGGTCAAGGCTGGCTCGGCCAAGGGCAAGCCGTTCATGCCCAAGAAGGGCTGATGCCATGAAGTTCGGAGACGATCGCTCGATCCTCGCTTGGATCAAGGAGCAGAAGGCCAGCAGAAGCGGCAAGGATTCGGATGCTCCCAGTGAGAGCAGTCGTTCACGCTCTGATCCCGTCATGGGCAGCAGCGCAAACATTCTTGATCAATCGACCCGTGCCGACGGCAGCTTCGATGCGAAGAAGTTCGCCAAGAACATGGACAACGCTTCAAAGGCGAAGAAGGCACGCGATGCTAAGTCGCCTCCTGCTTCTGAACCGGTGAGCAACCCCAGACCTGCCTCTTCGCAGACCGCTGGCGTTAAGGGCTCTGTTGGTACGCAAAGCGGTCCCAGCGCTCCTGAGACCGCGAACGACAGCACTCCCGCTCCTGCTGCGGAACCTGGCAAGAACATTCTTGAGTACCCGTCCCTGCAGGGCAAGGACAACCCGACAACGACCTATGGCTCTCCGGATCGCACCGGACTCTTCGGCGAGAAGATCTCGCAGGAGAACTGGGACAAGATGACCCAGGCCAATAAAGAAGCTGGCTTCTACAGCAAGTTCGCAGACGGTGGCCAGGTCAAGAAGGTCGCTGGCGGTCCCAAGAGCGTTAGTGGTGGGCCGCAACACTGCGAAGCCATGCGCTTCCACAAATGATTAGCAGACCATCAGAACGAGTCCTGTCCGCACTTGCCTCCCTCGAGGGGCATGCGGACTTCGATGTCGTCATGCAGTGGCTGCGTGAGTCACGAGAAGACCATGCGAATAATGGGATGTACGCGAAGGACGAAGTCCTTGTGCGTTGGTCCCAAGGCGCATTCCAGGCTCTCGATGGATTCATCAGCACTGCAGAGTCGGCTCGCAAGAACTTGAGGAAGTGATTCCTCAGTAGCGTCGTTCGACGCACATACGACCTGGCGTAACCAGGAAACCGAGAACACCGCATCAGGACACATAGCAAAGACCCGACGGGGCTTGCGAACTGTCTGTCAGCGGCTCACGGAGATTCCATGTCTTTACCGAAAGCTGTTCGAGAGCAGGAAGCCCAGGCTAACGCTCTCTACGAAGAAGTCTACGCACAACCGCAGAACACAGAGTCGGAACCGAATCCTGAACTTGAAGCGCGGCCAGACCCCGAACCTGAAGTAGAGCCCAAGGGCCTACAGCCGGAACCTGCAGCGCAAGAAGTTCGTGAGGAGGATCCTCAACCGGAACCCCAGTCTGAACCTGTCGGCTCCCATGACGAATGGGAACACCGCTACAAGGTGCTCAGTGGCAAGTACAACTCTGAAGTCCCGCGTCTTGCCGCGGACAACCGCGAACTCAAGTCGATGCTCAAGCGGATGGAATCGGAGATTGAATCTCTGAAGAAGTCCCCCAAGCAGTCGCGTGATTCGCTGTTGAGCCAGGAAGAGATCGAAGAGTACGGAGAAGGGTTTATCGACGTGGTTCGTCGCGCCGCTCGTGAAGAGATCGCGCAGAAGGACCAGGAGATCGAAGACCTCAAGTCCCGTATCGAAGAGCTCTCCAGCAAGACCACCAAGACTGTCGAGATCGATTTCTACGAAGAGCTTGGTCGTGTGGTCCCCGAGTGGGTTGCCATCAACGACGACAAGAACTTCCACCGTTGGCTCGACGGGATTGATGAACTGACGGGTCGTCCGCGTCAGGCGCTCCTGAGTGAGGCCGAGGCGGATCGTGATGCGAAGCGTGTGGCGAACTTCTTCAACGCTTTCAAGAAGGCAAACAAAACGTGGGCGGCAACCGCAAACCAGTCGCTCGAATCGCAAGTTGTGCCTGAGCAAAGCGTTAAGCCCTCCTCGCCTCCGGCGAAGAGGATCTGGACCCGAGCTGAGATCAACAGCTTCTACGCCGACTATCGGCGTGGTGCGATCGACGACAAGCGAGCAGTTGCCCTTGAAGCAGACATTCAGGCGGCACTGATTGAAGGTCGTGTCCGATGACCTAAAGCAAGCCGCCATTTGACAAGAGGTAACTCAAATGGCTTACGCAGCAAAGACTAGCCCGACCGCTCTCCTGCCGTCGGGCACCAACTATCCGCAGTACTCGAGCTCCGGCAGCGCCGGTAAGTTCATCCCCGAGATCTGGTCGGGCAAGCTCCAAGTCAAGTTCTACAAGAGCACCGTTCTCGGTGAGATCACGAACAACGACTGGGAAGGCGAGATCAAGGGCCAAGGCGACAAGGTCTACATCCGCGGTATCCCGACCATCACGGTTCGTGACTACCAGAAGGGCCAGTCGCTCACCAACGAAGCTCCGACCAGCACCCCGCTGGAACTGAACATCGACAAGGGCAAGTACTTCGCCGTCGTTCTCGACGACGTTGACGCTGTCCAAGCCGATGTGAAGATGATGGACGTCTTCACCAACGACGCTGCCCAGCAAATGAAGATCGCTATCGACAGCGATGTTCTGAACGGTGTCTTTGCCGATGCTCATGCATCGAACAAGGGCGCTACCGCTGGTCTGATCTCCGGCAACCTGAACCTGGGTGCTGCCAACGCTCCGCTCGTGATCACCAAGGATGGTGCTTCGTCCACCACCGCAGTGCTCGACGCGATCCTCCGCGCTGGCCAGGCTCTGGACGAGCAGAACGTTCCGGAAGAAGGTCGTTGGATGGTGATTCCGGCTTGGATGAACGCGCTGATCAAGAACAGCGACCTGAAGCAAGCCTACCTCACCGGCGATGACACCTCGCCGCTGCGCAACGGCAAGATCGGCATGATCGATCGCTTCACCGTGTACGTCAGCAACAACCTGACCTCGGTCCTCGACCTGGGCTCGGGCAACGCTGTTGGCGGTACCGGCGCTGCTGCTGACCGCAACTCGTGGCACGTTCTCGCTGGCACCCGCGATGCGATCTCGTTCGCTTCGCAGATGACCAACGTCGAGACGATCCGCTCGGAGCTGACCTTCGGCAACATCGTTCGCGGTCTGAACGTGTACGGCTACAAGGTCACCAAGCCGGAAGCTCTGGTTGACCTCTACGTCGCCCAGGGTTGATCTGAGTAGTTAGATTGAGGGGGACTTCGGTCCCCCTCTTTCATTCCTAGAGGAAACCAATGAGAAAGCTTCTTCGCCAGAAAGGTTCTGGCCATCTTTATGTCTGGTCCCCGCAGCTTGCTGCGCGTGATGACATGGAAGAAGTGGAAGTGCAGCAACCGACCGCTAAGGTCGAAGAACAACCCGAACCAGTAGAGCAGGCGCAAGAGCCTGAAGCCCACAAGCTTGCCCAGAAGTTGTTCAAGCGCAAGCGCGGTGGCGGCATGCAGGACGACGTCGGCGCTACTGACGAACTTTCCATCAAGCTCAACTAATGGCTTACACCAAACCTCAACTGCGCGAACGGCTCAAGGACAAGATCCTCGCCGGTTCCAAGGGCGGCAAGCCTGGTCAGTGGTCGGCCCGTAAGGCGCAGCTCCTAGCTCAAGAGTATGAGGATGCTGGTGGTGGCTACAAGGGTGGCAAGACGGAGTCCCAGCAATCCCTGTCCAAGTGGACGGATGAGAAGTGGGGCACGAAGTCTGGCAAGCCATCCACCCAGGGGCCTGGCGCTACTGGCGAGCGCTACCTGCCAGAGAAGGCAAGGAAGGCGCTGTCTCCTGCGGAGTACGCAGCCACCACGAAAGCCAAGCGTGAAGGCACAGCCAAGGGCAAGCAGTTCGTTGCACAGCCTAAGGAGATTGCCAAGAAGACCTCGAGGTATCGATGAAAGCAAAGGACGTCAAGAAGGAAGGCGGAAAGCTTCAGTACCGCGGTCATGAGTTCCCAGGCTTCAACAAGCCGGTGAATGCTCCCGCAGGAGACAAGCACAAGAAGATGGTTCTCGCCAAGAAGGGCGATGACGTCAAGCTGGTCAAGTACGGCCTGCGAGGCTACGAAGACTTTACGCAGCACAAGGATCCCAAGCGTCGTGAGAACTACCTCAAACGCTCGGGCGGTATCAAAGACAAGAGCGGCAACCTCACTAAAGACGATGTGTTCAGCGCCAATCATTGGGCGCGTAAAGACCTCTGGTAGGAGCAATCATGGCACTCACTGCAGCAGACATCCTTCAACGCGCAAGCGACATCATTCAAGACCAAACGAATGTTCGCTGGCCGACTTCCGAGCTTCTTCGCTACCTGAACGACGGTCGTCGTGAGGTTGCCATCTCTCGCCCGGACCTCTACGCCACGACAGCTGTTGTCACTTTGGCCAACGGAACTAAGCAAGATCTACCAACTGACGGCTCGCGCTTTCTGGATGCCATTCGCAACATGAGTGGGACGTCTCCGAGCTTCATCGCTGGCCGCGCCGTGCGTGTTGTTGAGCGCGAGATTCTCGACGCTCAGAAGCCTGACTGGCACACAGAGACTGGCTCTTCCGTCGTTCAGCACTACATGTTCGATGAGCGCAGCCCTCGTGTCTTCTACGTCTACCCGCCTTCCTCTGGTGCCAAGCTCGAGATCGTGTATTCGCAGACTCCGAACGAGATCACCACTACAACTACAGAGCTGACCAACGAAGACATCTACGCTGGCGCACTAGTGGACTACGTTTGCTACCGCGCTTTCTCCAAGGACTCGGAATACGCTGGCAACGCGCAACGTGCGGTCATGCACTACCAGCAGTTCGCCAACTCGCTTGGCAGTGGCCGCAAGGTCACGCTGGTCGCATCGCCCAACACCGCCCGTATCGACGGCATGGTCCCGCGCACCGCGGCGGCTGAGGGCTCTGCTCAATGAAGCTATGGTCCGACTTCTTCGAGAGCGTCATCCCGTACGTTCCTGGATGTCCATCGATCACAGCCGAGATCGCCATCAAGAACACGATCATCGAGTTCTGCGAGAAGACTCTCATCCTGCAGCGTGATCACGATCCGGTGACAGTCACCGCTGGGATCAACGACTACGACCTGGAGCCACCCACGGGCTACCTCGTCACCAAGATCATGAAGGCTTGGTACGAGAACGTGCCGCTGGTTCCTGCAGCTCCTGATGAGATCGGCAGCGTTGCTGCGTACAACACGTATGCAGAGGGTGCAGAGGGGCCTGGCCAACCGCGCTGGATCTTCCAGAAGGACGAGAGGACGTTCTCTCTTCTGCCTGTACCGCAAGACACCTCGGTCAACGCTGTGACGATGCGGGTAGCACTCAAGCCCTCCCGCTCTGCAAGCGGCGTGGATGATGTGATCTGGGAAGACTACATGGAAGTCATCGGCGCAGGAGCTCGCTCCCGCTTGATGCTCATGCCTAACCAGCTCGCCTTCAACCCGACCATGGCTGGCGTCAACCGCCTCCAGTTCGACCAAGGAATCAACCTGGCTCGCCAGAGGGCGAACCGAGGTCACACCAGATCCAACCTGTCCGTTCGTCTTCGTAAGGTCTAGCAATGAGCACGATCAAGCTTGTACAGGGAGACAACCTCCCAGAGATCACGCTGACCCTTACGGACTCCAATACGGGCGGCGCAATCGATCTCTCGGCATCCACTACGACCGTAGAGGTCAAGTTCCGCGCAACAGGATCTAGCACCGTGCTGGCTACCCTGGCCTGCTCCAAGGTCAACGGTGGTGGTGGCGGCAAGGTGAAGTTCTTCTTCCCTGGAAGCACCCTGGACATCGCTGCAGGTGCTTACGAGGGTGAGGTGCAGATCAGCTTCAACGGCCTCATCCAAACCGTTTACGACGTCATCAAGTTCCGACTCCGTGAAGACTTCTAATGTCCATTCAGGCTTCAGTCCTTCCTCGCGCTCAGATCGCGGGGATCTCCTATAGGGAGATCGTTGCGTCCGTCTCGTACGTTGACGCACAAGCTGAAGCGGCATTCAAGGACATTGAGGTATACGGCGTACAGACTGGGGTCGCACCCAGTGCAACGACGTCCGTATCTGTCTCCTACGTCAGCGCAGCGTTCGCTGCATCGTACGCAGACATCGCGCTGTTTGCAGAGACTACCTTCCCCGACATCTTTGCTGTCGAGGTGGTGTCTGCATCCGAGCAGATCGCCTTTGCCGTATCCAAGCAGTTGCAAGAAGACTTGCTTGCAGCTGAAGTATTCAGCTTCCTGCTTAGCAAGACTCTGGCTGAGAGCGTAACGGTAACTGAGGCCGTTCAGCTCATTCGATTCTTCAACCGCTCGTTTGATGATGCAGTCACTTCCTCCGACTCCATCGTTCAAGCGTTCGGCAAAGCGCTGGATGATGCCGCAGCCGCAATCGATGTAGCAACCTGGTCTGTATCCAAGCAGCTTGGTGACACCGGCCTGGTTGATGACCTACTAGGTCTCGCTGTCACGTACAACCGGTCTCTTGCTGACTCTGCCTCGGCATCTGATGCCAACGCATGGTCCTTCTCGACGAAGTTTGCAGATGCGAGCACGGCTGTTGACTCGCTGGTAAACCTGCTCACGTTCAACCGAGATCTCTCGGATGCAGCCTCTGCCTCCGAATCCACGGTCTTCAATACAGGCAAGTCTCTGTCTGATGCATCTAGTGCTACAGATGCAACGGCACTGGAGACTGGCAAGGCCCTAAGCGAGTCCGCTGCTGCAACGGATGGCTACGTGCAGTCTGTCGGCAAGTCGCTTACAGATGCCTCATCTACTTCTGACGCCTACGCGCAAACTGTAGGCAAGGCTGTTGTAGATTCTGCTGCTGCAACGGATGCAACAGCACTGGAGACAGGAAAGGGCGTTAGCGATTCGCAAACCGCATCCGACTCTCTGAGCAACGTAGTTGCCTACTCGAGGGATCTGACAGATTCCTCCGCAGCCACTGACTCGCTCAGCAACGTCTCGTCGTTCAACAGGAGCTTGCCAGAGTCTGTTTCCGCAGCAGATGCCACTGCCGTTGAGACTGGCAAGGCAATCAGCGAAAGCGTCACTGCTACAGAAGACGATGCTCTTAATGTAGGCAAGCCTTTCTCTGACTCTGCTGCTGCAACTGATGCGGCCACATACAGCACAGAGAAGGGATTGTCCGAGGCATCGTCGGCCACCGACTCTGCGACATATTCCGTAGACAAGCAGCTCACTGAGTCTGCCTCTGCGACGGACGCAGTTGCAAATGCCGTTGGCAAACCGATTGCCGATTCCGTTTCCACTGCAGACGATGACACTCTTGAGATCGGCAAGGCGGTAACGGACGCAGCATCTGCGACTGATGCTGCTGTTTACAGTGTAGACAAGTCTCTCTCGGAGACTGCATCGCCCAGCGATGCGATCGCAAGTTCGGTCAGCAAGACGTTGAGCGAAAGCGCTTCTGCGTCCGATGCCATTGCCAACGAAACGGGCAGACCTGTTGCCGACTCCGTCACCGCAACAGACGACGATGTTCTGAACATTGGCAAGGGCCTATCTGATTCTTCGTCTCCTGCTGACAGCAACGTCTTCTCCGTATCGAAGGCGCTTACTGACTCGGCAACTGCAACAGAAGACGACGCGCTTGAGGTCGCAAAGCCCGTATCTGATTCTGTATCTGCATCGGACAGCAATGCGAATAACGCAGGCAAGTCCATAACAGATTCGTCAACAACGTCTGACTCCGTCGTCCAGTCGGTAGGAAAGGCACTTGACGATACGAGTACTGCATCTGACTCACTAAGCACCGCCCTGGTGCTTGGCAGCTCGAGCAGCATCGTGAACGGCGCTGTGCTCAACAGTCCAACTCTCAACTAAGGAGGATCCAAATGGATCAGCAAGAACTCTTGAAGATCACCGGTCAGGTGAACATCAAGGTCATTGGCGAAGATGGCCAAATCAAAGAAGAGCGCACCATTAAGAATCTGGTGGTCACCGCTGGCAAGGTGTTCATCGCCTCGCGTATCGCTGGTACTGCATCTGCAGTGATGTCTCACCTGGCTATCGGCACCGGCGCTGTGACCCCCGCTGCTGGTGATACCACCCTGGGTGCTGAAGCTGGTCGCGTTGCGCTGACATCTACCACGCCGAGCTCGAACACTGTTGTGTTTGTCGCCACCGTTGGTGCCGGTACCGGTACTGGTGCTATCACTGAAGCTGGCCTGTTCAACGCCGCTTCGGCTGGCACGATGCTCTGCCGCACCACCTTCTCCGTGATCAACAAGGGCGCTTCCGACTCGATCACCGCAACTTGGACCCTTACCATCAACTAATAGGGGTTAGTAATGCCAGCCAAGTTTACAAACAACGCATCGGCCACTCTGGCAAGTGCGATCACCACCAGCTCAACGGTCATCTCCGTTACTGCGGGTCAGGGAGCATTCTTCCCTACCCTTGCTGGTGCTGATTACTTCTTCGCCACCCTGTCCGACTCGTCCAACAACCTTGAGGTTGTTAAGTGTACGGCTCGTTCCGGAGACTCACTCACCGTTACCCGCGCACAGTACGGCACGACTGCTCGTGCATACGCGGCTGGCGATCGTATCGAGCTGCGTATCAACGCTGCTGCGATCGATTCCAAGTTCGACAAGGAAGGTGGCACGGTTACCGGCAACCTTTCGGTCAACGGCAACACCACGCTCGGTGACGCAGCAGGTGACTCGCTCACGGTTAACGCGGCGACGATCTCCTACGCCAACAACCCGACGATCTCCGGTGCGCACAGCTACTCGGGCAACGTTTCCTACAACGGCAATGTCACCTTTGGTGATGCAGTCGGTGATTCGATCACGATAAACGCAGGCACCGTCTCCACGCCGAACAACCTGAACTTCGATAGCAATACGTTCGTTATCGATGCAACCAACAACCGTATCGGTATTGGTACTGCATCGCCAACGTACAGCCTGTCGGTTGAGAACGCCACAAGCGCTTATGCCAGCTTCAAGGTTGGGGTCAACAGCCCCTTGGTTGTTGGCCAGGACAGCAATGGCGATACGTACGTTCAGAACAATGCCAACGCTACCTTGCGCTTTGGCGCAAACGGCGCTGAGCGATTCCGAGTTGGTCCTGCCGGTCAGCTTGGTATCGGTGGCGCGAACTACGGTACCTCTGGCCAGGTGCTGACTTCCCAGGGCTCTGGCGCTGCTGCTGTCTGGCAGAACCCTGCGGGTGGTGCCAATGGAACCATCTTCACAACCAGCGGAACATTCGCTGTTCCTGGCGGCGTGAACGTTGTGAAGGTCACCTGTATCGGTGCTGGTGGCGGTAGTGGCTCTGCGAACGGATTCACTAACAAGAGCCCAGGCTCGGTCAGCGGTGGTGGTGGTGGTCCTGGCGCAAAGGTTGTGGGTTATGTTGACGTCACCGGCCAATCCAACGTCACTGTTACTGTCGGCACTGGTGGCGCCGCTGCAACCACATCCGGTAACACTGTCACGGCAACTGCTGGCAATGCCAGTAGCTTTGGTGCATTCCTAACAGCGGGTGGTGGTGGTGCTGGTCAAAGCCGAGACGTCAACGCATCTGGTACAGGAGCGAGCGGAACTGACGGCACGGCTGGAACTGTAGGCGGCAACACAACAAACCGCATTGAAGGTTGGTCTGTGCAACTTACCGAAGACAAGGGGTATGGGGCTGGTGGCGCCACGGTTATAAAGTCTAATGACGGCGTTCTCGCTGGCAACGCAGGCTCTAACGGATTCGTACTGGTGGAGTATTGAGAATGAAAGCATTGATTGATCCGGTATCCGGTCGAGTCTGTCAGGTTGAAGCGGAAGAGTTTGAAGTTGGCCCACCGTTCTTCTGGATGGACTGCGCCAGCGACGTCAGCCCCAATACTCATGGATGGTCCGAACAGGGTGGGATCTTCCTTCTCCCCCCGATCGATGACACTCCCCAAGTGGATCCATGGGATGTCGCGCTACGTCAAGTTCATGGACAGTTTCCTCCGGCAAACCCTGCCCATGTCAACGAGATGCTTGCGACCTACTATCCTGGCCTGAAGGTTGAGCCGGTTTACAGCGTCGTCAACAACTCTCTGATTGGCGTGAGCGCTCACGAGCTCGACCCCAATGCGCAAGACAAGCAGCAAGTTCTTTTGAGCATCGTGCGAAGCAGTCAAGACCGTCTGCGTCTTGGCATCCCTGGCTTCACCTTCTTCGTTCTTACCAGCGACCAGGAAGAGAACCAGCGCTACGTGGAGTTCATGCAGAACAACGGCTCCACGATCGTTACGGTCGGGGAACGCTGCTACGCCTACACACCCTGGTCGATCGAGTATGCGAAGAACCGCAAGCGCCGCCAGATTGACTCTGAGCGCGACGAGGCCATCGTCGCTGGATTCACTTGGGGTGGGCATGAGTGGGACGCCGATACGGTCAGCAGAGCAAACCTGACCTGTGTTGCCTCAGCCGTTACTGCTGGCATTCCCCTTCCGAGTGGCTTCACTTGGAGAACCAAGGACAATCAGAACGTGCCCGTGACTGACACCGATGTCCTGTCGCTTGGTGCAGCGATGATTGCTCACGTGAACACCAAGTACCAGGCCGCGTGGGGCCGCAAGGCTGTGGTTGATGCGGCAACCACCATGGAGGAAGTTGAGGGTGCGTAGCCTGCTCGCGGTCTACTATGAGCAAATCCTCAAGGCGTTCCAAGCACTGATCTTCATCGGTGCTCCGGTAACGCTGTACCTGGCCTGGGACTGGCGCATGTTCGTTGCCGCTCTGTTCTGGGGCTGGTTGGTGGTTGGTCTGGGAGCTGCGATTGGCTTCCACCGCTACGCCACTCACAAGATGTTCGAGCCGAGAAACAATGCCGTGAAGGCAGTGCTTCTGTTCCTCGGCTCGAA